CTAGGTTAAACGTGTAGGTCACGTTGATCGTGTCACCCGACACAACCGAACGATCGCCGGGAGAGGCAAAGTCAGACGCCGAGAACAGAATCCCAGAAGTGCCGCTCTTGGTGTTATCGCTGGTCAAAAACGCCCCGCCAATCGTGGTCGAAGCATTGATGCTAAACGCTGCCGGTGAGGCAGAGTTCGTGATAACCGAAGGGTCAGCGGTGCTGGCCGAGCCGAACGTACAAGCAGGACGAGTTGCCTGAGAGTAGTTGGTGTTCTCAGTCCAGCCAGCGTGGCTAGCCATCGTGTCGCCAGCAGCCGGGGTGTTCGATGCGCCAGCGCCATATAAGCCAATGTACCAAGCAGCAGTGTAGCTTGAGCCGCTAAAGTACTTGTCGTTCATGTCTTTTAGACCGACGTTGACCACTAGGTTATGGCTCTTGGCTTCCCACTTGAGGTTACCCTGTGCGTCAAAGCACTGAACCGAAAACACGCCGCCGCCTTTAACGCCAGCAGCCACTCCGCCCCCAGAGGAAACGGTACTTGCCACAACATCAGTGGCTTTGGACTTATCAATAAACATGTTTATGCTCCTTACGAGATACGAATGATGGCGCTATTAGCGTCAGCGGTTGGAAAGGTTACGGTAAAAGTGGAGCTAGAAGAAGACCTGTCTGCCCCAAAATCCAACACAGCAACTGCTTTGTTTGCCTTGCTGCTGTTGTAAATCAACGCCCCACGAGCGGTGATTGTGCTGGATGCCCATGATGTGTTCGAGAACGACACGTATGCCGTTGTGCCAGATGAACTCGGCGTCGTTGAAACTGTCAGTGTGTTACCACCAGCAGAATACCCCGTACCACTAACCTCATTGGTTGTCGTGTAAACGGTATTGTCAGCGTTCAACGTGGCGTCGGCTGTATACAGCGCCATCTTAAATGTGTCAGAGCTAAAGTCGTGCGTGCCAGATAGCAGCTCTTTCTTAAAGCTCGTGCATTGTGCTTGTGTGATTGCCATATCAGGTCACCGGCACCCTTACTTGACCAGAACGATAAGAGTCTTGCCGCTCCAAGCCATCGCCCAGACGCTTAGCCAATTGAATGCCTTCGTTAAACTTGGTGTTGTACAACTGAAGCAGATCAGGCTCGCCCTTCATAAAGGTATAAGCCTCAACCAACGAGCCGTACAGCAGCACCGAGTCAAAGTTATCACCCAGCCAAGACGTACCGTTGTTATTAGTCAGCGTACCCACAGGCACAGAGAAGCCCGAACCGGTAGCGCCAATCGTGGTGCCAACAGTCAAACTGTCTCCAGTGCGGTAGCCCGCACCGCTGGACGAAATCGAAGCACTTGCCACTGCGCCGCCTGAGACCACAATAGTAGCCGTCGCACCACCACCGTTGCCACCGACCAAAGGCACGTCGTAGTATGTACCGTTGGTGTAGCCAGAACCTGCTACCACAGAGCCAAGCGAGGCAATACCGCCCTGCACAATCGAGTTCGGGTAGTAGTAGAAATGCAGCTCTACCGTATATGCAGCGTCAGGGGTTGGGCCAAGAATAAACGACAGCTCATTGGTAATCGTCGGTGACGCACCGGATGTCGTGGTCGGCCCAAACAAAGCATAGTACTTCGGGGTGCCGGTAGACGACGGGTTAGGGTACGCCTGACGGATAAAGTTAACGTCTTTGTTGAGCAGGTATTCGTAGTTGCCCGAACCATCAACGACCGCCATAGAGTATGGGGCCAAGAAGTCAGCAGGCGACGACAAATACTTATTCCCCGACACGGTTGTGCCGGTCATATTCTTACGTAAAGACGGGAACTGGACGCTGTTAAAAATACGCTGCTCAGCCTGCTGCACAAACGTAGCAAGCTGAGATTGACTAAACGTATTCTCGGTATAACTCTGAATAGCGTCGATGAGTTCGGCGTAATTCATTTAGGCCATTGGCCCACGGGCCATCGTTCCTTTGGTTGCTGCGCCGGTACCACGGATTTTGACGCCCGAGGTCTTAGCACCGGTTTCAGGGTACCCAGCCGTTTTTGGCACAGGTACGGGTTTTGGTTGCGTGTATTTGTTCAGACAAGCGGTTTTATTCATACTAACTCCTTACGATGTGGACACCGTAACAGTGCCAACTGTACCCGAAGATTGCACTCCAGACAAGGGATTGAACGTACCCGGGATGTACCGGGATGAGGTGGGGGTGTTCTGCGTGCTCAGGGACTGGTCAGGACGGGGCTGACGCACCGCCTGTGGGTCGTTTACGGGGTACATCCCCTGCATATTCTGTGGATGATCAGGCTCCCAGCACGTAGGACACACCATCAGCCCCGTAGGGCGCGTTCTGACCACCGTCTCGCGCAGTTCTCTTAGCTTATAGCGCTGTCCGCACCGATCGCACTCAGCGATAGTGTGCTTGGCACTGGCGAACTGGTTTGCAGACATGGTTATATCGCCATGTACCTCGGCACAAACCGAACGGACGACTTATCTCGGTCTTCTGACGCCGCCAAGGCCCAAGCCTCGTCGTATTGTTCTTTCAGTATGGGTAACCGCTCGGCTGCACCGGGGATTTTTAGGGCTAAGTAGTAAGCCAACCCAGCTGTCATGCACGGCAAGAACCTAAACGGCACGTCCATCGTGTTTACCCCGTTGCCAGCGTCCTCAATACGGCGCAAACGCCAGTAAATGAACTTATAAGGCTGCGCAGCGTCGGGTACAGGCCACAAAGTGACCGTTGGGGTGGGGGATTGGCGGTCAATATAGACCTGAATGGGCCGACCTTGGTCTAATTTGTTGGGTAACGTGGCGTAAGTAGACACACTGATGCGCGAGCAGGTCAAATCCGCCTGTGTAGCCGTATTACCCGCGTTGGTACGGATGACGTGCTCCATCAAATCCACGGTGTCTGAGGGCAGATTGTAGGTTCCCGTGCCTGCTACGAGGTCGATAGACCCCTGATCCACTGTCCATAGGTTGACTCCCCGGTTTGCCCAGTCGGCAAACATCAAATTTAGGCTTCTACGGGCTGTACGAAGGTCGTATCCGGTGCGCATCTCGCTGCCAGCGCGCTCAAATGCCTCCTCGACCAGCTCGGTCAAGTCCATGTTGAACGCGGCAGTGCCTGACGTGGCCATTACTTACCCCTTTTCCTGTATTGAGCAACCTTTTTGGCAATGCCTTTGGGTTGCGCCACAAACTGTTTACCCGCCGCCTTGCCTTTACGCTTGGCACGGGTCGTAGCCGCATACTCTGCCGGGCTTAACGCTTTGATGGCTTTCTCCGGCAGGTACCGCTCACCGGTCTCGGACGACTTTTTACCGCTCTTGGTACGCCATTTCTGCTTCGTCCAAGCCTTAAGTGACCGTTGCGACGGTTTCAATCCTCGACTCTCCACAAAAAAAGAATCCGCACAATCAGCAGGTCGATAGCCAGAGCACTTTCGTTCTCTTGATCCTCGGTATCAGGCACATACTCAAACCCTAGGGATATGCCAAAAATAGGGTGAAGGCCGATCTCGAGCTCTTTCATATCTTTTCTGCTGTTTTATACGCCTTTAGCTCTGTTTCAAGCTCTTTTATTCTTTTATCTCTTTCATCCAACTTGCGCATCAGCCCAATGTTCATCTCAGCCCAAGTACTAATTGCCTCGACACGTTCTTTGTGGTCTTCTGCCATCATCTTGAACATGCGCTCAGCAACGTCTATTTGGGACTTGAGAAAATCATTCACATCTAGCCCCGATTCATCTTACGCAGTGTCTGAGCCAAACGGGCACGTTGTCCCATCTTGCCGGGCTTTTTAGCTGCTGCGGCTAGCTTTTTGGCTGGGATTGGTTGGCCCTTCTTGGCCCCTAACGCCTCACGTAGAGCACCAGGCTTTTTGATAGCGTCTTTAATCCACTTGCCGCCCTTGGCTTTTACGGCTTTGTCCTGCATCAGCTTTAGGCCCATTTTGAGCACGTCGTTTGAGCTGTCTTTTTTAGACAAGTCTGGGTGACGCACACCCCCGGTGTTAGACGGGTTGATTCCGGCCTTTTCTCTACGTGCAGCGGGTACGTAGGTAAGGTTTTTTCTTTTGGTCTCAGCCACGGTAACCACCACCTTTTTCTTTGTAGCGTTTAGCCAACAACTGCGCCTTGCGAGCCGACCATTGACCTGCGGCTGTGCCCTGCACGTTAGCCGCTTTGATCTGATTAAACAGCCGTTTACGCATCTCGGGCTTGGTGTAGTTGCCAGCCTGATTTACCTTAGACTCGGCTTTACCCCCGCCACTTAGCGCTACAGGGCGCATAGCACCCATTCCACGGCATTTCATCATGGCTAGAGGTACTTAGTTGGGCGCATCTTTTTAGACATGCAGCCGCCGCCCTTGGCTTTGATGACACCTCGGCCTTTTAGTACATCGGCCTGAGTAACTTTGCCGTCGCCGGTTAGGTCGGGCATACCGCCGTTTTTGTACTTAGCCATGCCGCCCATGCCGTATTTCATAGTGCCACCGCCCATTTTTCTGACGGTTTTTTTGTGAGCGCTGTCTTCCATCAGACGGCCATCTGGCATGTAGTGCATGCCTCTAGGAGCTTTCTTGTTCATCTTTTTTCCTTACTTTATCGACCAAGCCCTGCACCGTGGGGCTTTCCCAGATGCGGATACCCAGCCAGATGATGGTAAAAATGGAAGCCAGTGCTG